ATAGAACCAATTCACTTCTGAAAAATCTAAATTAACTCCAGCATAAATTACAGAGTGTTCATCTGGATTTAAATCTTGAAATACGTAATCCTGTACTGAACATGGTATCTCTTTTACAACCCCGTCAAACAGATAAAAAGCTCCATCTGACATCCAATAAACAACGTTTTCTGCTTCTACTGCTGAATGTATTCCTAAAGCTCCACAGTTTGTACCTATTTGTTTAAATGAGAATGTATAAGGAGGTCCTACGAACTGCATAGAATGAGCTGATGTATTAGTTAAGATTAATATATCTCCTCTTGTTGGAACTGCTGTTACAATTCTATTACCTGATGATAATCTTTGAAATCCTGCTGTATTTGTTGCATTGGGTGTAAAGTCCGTTAACGATTCTTGCGATCCAAATAACACGGCCATTGGGTCATATGTTGAAGATGTTCCTGGTGTTGTTTGTGTACCAAAGAAAATAACATGTCTATCTCTAGGAGATACCGTCATATAGTTAGATTGTGTTGGAGCATTAGCAAGTAATGTAGCTCTTGTATTTCTTGCAACTAAAAATGCTGATGTATCAAAATAATAAGTTTTACCACCAACAATTGTTGCTAATATATCTTCACCAAAATTATCTATCTTCCAAATTCTTGGATTAGCTGTAATAACTCCTGAAGGTCTTGGCGTGTTCCAAGTAGAAAAGCCCCAGGCTCCTGCACCCCATCCATTACCAATTGTTGTAATATCGGCACCTATGTTTATTTGAAATGCAGCACTTGAAGCTGTACCTGATGTAGTAACTACTCCTGGTGTTGCAATAGATGCAACATTAATTGTAAATGTATTAGCTGTTTTAATCTCTTGAATTTCAAATTCTTGAGACATATTAGCATTAGTGATGTTTACAACATTGACTCCAGATACACCTGAAAATGTAACAAAGTCTCCTGCTACTGCTCCATTAGAAGTTGCTGTAACATCTACTATTGTAGTACCTGACGTAAAACTGAATACTGCTGGAATAGTCGTTGATAAAGGTGTAATGTCATAAAAGTTGTTATCGTAGTAAAGATATAATTTTCTATCAGTGCCAATAGCAGCTAATGAGTCACCGGCTAAATCTGTATAAGTATGAATATCTCTAGCAACACCAATTAAATTATTACCAACGGCAGGTTCCCATCCACCTATTTTTTCAGGAACACCGTATCTAAAACGAACATTATCACAATCAACCCAACCGCCTTCTGCGCCATATTGAGTATTTTGTTTATCTATTCCTGGTCTAAATTGTAGCTTGCTTATCGGCATAACCTCTCATTATACTTATAAATACAGTAAATACCAGAGGAGCTTGAGGTAGAATTGGTGGTAAGCTCCCCCAGTAAGAGGATTTTATATCACTTTTTAAACCAAGCTGGAAGTCCTAAATGAGGTCTACGATCGTATATATTTTCTTTAGATCCTTTAGTTTCAACATTATTGTAATGTAAAAATACTTGACCACAGTCATCAAAAGTTAATTTATCTCTCCAATGTTCTAATTCATTTCCTCTGTAAACTAACATATCACCAGGTTCTAATAATACTTTAACACCTTTAGATTTTGATGCTTTATAGTTTCCTGTTTTCTCATCTACACCACCTTGTGATGCATCTGGTTCAAGATATATTGGCCAACAACCACCGCCTAAATGCATAGTTGTAGATATTTCACATGAGAATCTATCTTTATGGCGATGTAATACATCTCCTTTTTTATAAATTCTTGCATATGAATAATTAGTATTTAATTTTAATCCTGTTTCTTTTTCCATGATTGGAAGAAGTTTTACAAGTAATGTTTCCATTACGATATCAGAATAATGCGAATATGTTTCTGGAACTTGTTGATCGTTCCAAACCCCAAAATATTCGGTAAACTGACTTATATACTTTGTATCAAACATAGTTCTTGCAACTTGTCTTTTCATCATGAAATAATCATAACAAAATTTAGCAAGATCTTCTGATATTGCATTTTTAATTACTGTGTATTTATTTTTTTTAAAACTCATTTTTTCTCCTTTTTGTTTTCTGCTCTAGTTTGTACTCTTACTGTATCAGTAATCATTTTTTGAACTGCCTGTAAGTTAAAATGAATAAATCTGAAATCTTGGATTCCTGCATCAACGATATATTCATGTGTTAAATACGCTGGAATAAAAATCATTGTTCCTGGTTGAGGTTTATAATGTATTTTATCAGTTCCTAACGTAATTTCTTTTTCATTTTTTAAAGGTAATTGAGTCATAAGTTTACCAGGTCTTGGATCATGAAATACTGGTAAAGATGTTTTATCTGAACATCTTAAAAAATAAAAACCACTAATGTGATTATTGTAGTGCACGTGTGGCGTATGTGAGCCAGCTCCTTTTTCTGCAAACTGCTGAACCCAAAATTCTGTCCAAAATAATTCATAATTAGTTAAATCATAACCCATATGATCTAAAACATTCCATGAAGTTGAACCAATATATTCTTGTAATTCTTTTAAGTCTGGATCTCCCACGAGAGATGTTGAATGGTGGCTCATGGAAAAATCACCTACTTTTTTTCCTAATTCTTTTTCACGTTGTTTAATAGCTTTTTTATTATTTTCTTTAGCTGCTTTAATATATTTATCACAAACTTTATCTACGTGATCTACCCATTCAGGTATTTCAATAGAATAAACAGGTGTACTAAAATATATTGATGAATTTAATTGATCTGTTTTTGCCATTAGTTTAGGTCCTTTCTATGTTTATTTAAATATTCTATAAATGGTTTACTATCATAATTTTCAAAATAACTCAATGTTACATTACATGTATGACAAAGTAATTGTCTAACTTCATTAGTTTTATGATTGTGATCTACACATAAAGTTTTTTTTATTTCATTTTGATGTTTTTTACAAATAGCACATTTACCTTCTTGTTTATTAAACATCTCATTATATTGATCTAATGTAATATTATATCTTTTAAGTTGATATTTTCTTTTGTATGTTTTTGGTTTATCTGGATTTTTCATAGCATATTTTTTTGATATTATTATTAATTTATCTCTATGTTTGTCGTAATATCTTTTAGTCATTGCTTTAAGTTTATCTGGATTTTCTTTTTTCCATTTTCTCATATTAGAATTAATTCTATCTCTATTTTTAAGTCTATATTCTTTTCTTAATTCTTTTGTGCTATGTGGCATATTATCTATAAGGATATCCAAGATTCCAGATAACTAATGAATACCTTGTTCCTTTTGTAACTGGTCGGACACGATGCCATACAAAACTTGGGAAAACAATTATACTTCCCCTTGGTAATATTTCTGTACATTTTCTAACATTAGAAGGTTTGTCTGGATCATTATTTCTAAAATCAAATTCTAATTCTCCACCTTCATAATCTTTTGGATCTGACAAGCTACAAGTAACCGATAACTTTCTTATTTTACCAAATGTATCTGGATTATCTTTATTTGCGTAAGCTCCGTCCCAAGCATCCGCATGCCAATCGTAAAATTGATTGAGTTTATATTTTGTAAATTGACAACTTTCAGAAAAATCCCAATCGAAATTCCAATTAGCTAATCTATTTGCTTGATGTATGTAAGGTTGAATTTCTTTATAAATCCATCGATCATTTAACCAAACAATATTTGAATCTCTTTTCTTTTTTAAATCTTTTAAATCTTCTTCAGATAAATTTTTACCTCCTTGAATTTTATTAGTTTGACCACCTGTAAGTGCTAATTGTTCTTGTTGAGAAATACCATACTTAATTAACTCATCGCAAAATCTAGGCGTGAGTGCGCTTTGGAAGTAGTAGTAAAAATTTTGAAGATTCATTTCTAAATCCTATATATGAATTTATAGAATAAATGTCAAGCCTATGAATTATTAGCTAACAGTCAATGTTCCAGAAACCGTAAATGTCGCAACTTTACAACCTCCAGCTGGTGCCGGTAATGTTGTAACTGTGTTTGTTCCTGGTGATGCTGAAATATTAGCAGAACCTGGACCTCTTAAAATAACAATACCTGATCCTCCTCCTGCTCCATTTTTAGGTCCACATCCTACACTACAGAAACCTCCACCTCCTCCACCTCCTGTATTAACAGCACCTGCTATAGAAGGTGCAGATTTTCTAGCTGCTGGTGCTGCTGTTCCACTTCCACCTCCGCCTGGTCCACCTAATCCACCAGATCCTGGTTGAGCATTTGTATTTTGATTACTTCCTCCACCTCCACCAGCATAAGTTACCGATGATCCTGAAATTGAATTTGCTAAACCATTTCCACCATTTCCTGCAACAGTAGGACCAGGAGAAGTTCCTCCAGCACCTCCTGCTCCTCCTCCACCTCCAGCTTTATAATTTGGTTGACCGCCTCCTGCTCCTCCAGAATTACCTTGTCCTGGCGTACCTGATCCCGCAGGTCCTGAAGCAACTCCACCTCCACCTGAACCTCCTGGAAAACCTGCTCCACAAGTTGGAGTACCTGTATAATAAAAACCACCACTTCCACCAGCAAAACCTGTTATACTTGATACAGAAGAAGGACTTCCTGCTCCTCCAACTACAACTGGTGCACTTCCACCTATTTTTATTTTTGTTCCACCAGGGAATGAAGTTAATAAACCACCTGCTCCTCCACCTCCTCCGCAACCACCAGGTGCTCCTCCTCCCACTACTAGATAATCAAATAAAGCAACCGCTGCTACTTGAGAAGCCGTCAACGATCCGCTAACAGTAAACGACGCTACATCTTGACCGCAAGGTTGTGTTGTAACCGTGTTAGTTCCTGGACTTGCACTTAAAATAATTGATGAGCTTCTTGCTCTTAATATAACGATTCCCGATCCGCCGGCACCACCATCATTAGGTGCTGGACTTCCTCCACCACCACCTCCGCCTCCACCACCTGTGTTAGCTGTTCCAGCTGTTCCAGCTGTAGTTTTTCCTCCTGCTCCACCACCACCTGCTCCACCCGAACCTGCTGTTACTGAATTACCTGGCCAAGTATAAACACCTCCTCCTCCCCCTCCAGCATAAGTTACTGCTGAACCTGATATTGAATTTGGATTTCCTGCTCCTCCAGCTCCTCCTGCTCCACTTGTTCCTGGAGTACCATTTCCTCCAACTGCTGATGCTCCACCTCCTCCTCCAGAATTTGCCCAAGTACCACCATCAGTAAATCCACCTCCTCCTGAATTACCTTGCGGCGGACTTACTGGAGGTGTGTTTCCTGTTCCTCCTGCACTAGGTCCATTTCCTCCTGCTCCACCACCACCTGATCCACCAGCTGCTCCTGCTGCAGAACTTCCTCCACCTCCTCCTCCACCTCCTGCTGAAGTAATTGTTGAAAATATTGAAGGAGATCCTGAAAAACCTAGACTACTAGAAGAAGGAGAACCTGTTGCTCCTCCTGCACCAATTGTAACTGGAATACTTGCACCTGCATAATAAGAAGCTGTTACTGCAGTTCCTCCTGGAAAAGAAGTACGATATCCTCCTGCTCCACCTCCTCCTGCTTGATTAAATCCTCCACCTCCTCCACCAGCCACGACTAAATAATCTAAAGTTACTGAACATTGAGCTTGAACCCACGTTCCGCTTTTCACGGCACTAAATTGACTTTTTAAATTCCAAACACCACTTGCCTTGTTTAATTCTTTTACGATAACGATTCCTGAACCGCCGGCTCTTGAACCTGATCCATCTCCTGCTCCTCCTGCTCCACCACCTGTATTAGCTGTTCCTGCTGTTCCTGGTGCACATGCACCTTTTCCTCCAGCTCCACCTCCACCAGTTCCACCAGTTCCACCTGTTGATCCATCAGAACCACCTCCACCTCCTCCTGCATAAACTCCTGAATTAGGTAAACCTGGTCCAAATATTGTAGTTAAATCTCTTCCTGCACCACCATTTCCACCAACACTTGTTGGTCCACTTGTTCCAGTACCTGCTGTTCCAATAGCGCATGCTCCACCTCCACCACCACCTGCTCTTCCAGTTGGACTTGGTGTTGAAGCACCTCCATCATTTCCTTGAGAAGGACTTACTGGAGGAGTATTACCTGTTCCACCTGCATAAGCTGGGAAAGATGCTCCACCTCCACCTGATCCACCTGCTTGACCTGGTCGTTGTGGTGCTGGTGCTGCAGGACCTGAATCTCCACCACCTCCACCTCCTGTTGAAGTGATTGGATTAAGTGGATTTCCAAAAATTGAAGGACCACCTTGTCCTCCTGCTGATGTAAATGCAACTCCTGCTATTCCACCTGCTCCTACTGTAATTGGGTATGGTGTTGCTCCACAAACTGATTGACAAACTGCAGTTCTTAATCCTCCTGCGCCTCCTCCACCTCCTCTAAAAGTTCCTGAACCTCCACCACCAGCTACAACTGCAGCAGAAACTAATCTAGTTCCTGGTTGCGTGGTTAATGTAGTTGAACCTGTAGCAATAGTTTGAGTACACTTTCCAAACGATGTTGGATTTAATGCTCCGATAATACCGCCATTGGATTTGGCCATAGGTCACTTACTCCTGTTTAAAAATTCTTTAACTTAATTGCCTGTAGCAATCCAAGATGAAGTGTCAGGTGACCAAGCGAATGAATTTTGTTGATCGTCTTTACCAATCCATCTCTTTCCAGCTTCATCCCAAGAAATAAAGTATCTTACGTTATCTCCATAAGTTGTAACTGTTGGATATGCAACTGGTGCTTGCCAGTCGTCATTAGAGTCTAGCGACCAAGATGCGAATGGTTGTGGTGCAATGAATTTATTTTTTGTGGAATCAAACGTGTAACCAATTCCAGCGTATTGTTTTCTGAAATTATTGTTA